TAGTAGCGGCCTCTTTTTCTTCGGCTTCTTTTTCCTCTATTACTTCGCCAGAAACTTTGTCTATTTCTTCGATTTCTTCGCTTTTATTATTTACATCAACAGCCATATTATTCTCCTCTTACATTAAAACTTTCCTTATTCTGAAAGCTATTTCATTCTACTACACTTTGATAATTTTGTCAATTAATTAGTACCATAGAAAGTCTTACATATCTATTAAATTCAACATCATAAACCTTAGTAAAAATTGACTGTTATATACCGTTGTGGTAAAATAAAACATATAAATACAGCTTTACAGGAGGCATATATGAAAGTATTAGTTACAGGAGTAAAGGGACAACTAGGCTTTGATGTTGTAAATGAATTAGAAAAGAGAGGTCACACAGCTATTGGTGTTGATGTTGACACTATGGATATAACAAATTCAGAACAGGTTGAAAGTGTTATAAAGGCAAATATGCCGGATCCGGAAGAAACGCCGGAAGCTGCTGAGGACATCAATGTCCCTGGCAAAGAGTAACACCTGAGAGGGCGGCCGCTATGGCCGTTCTTTTTATGTTTCGGAGAAAGGAGGGAACAGTGCATGGCGGCAAAGAGAGACGCGCCTGAACTATGGGAGCAGCAGGAGGGCGAGAAATCGCAGCATTACCAAAAGTTTTGCCAGTACAGAGACATGCCATACGGAACCCAGGGACGGGAACCGGAGAAAAGAAGCATCCGACGCCTGGCAGATGCTATGGGAATGAAAAGCAAAAGCAGCATTGAAAAGCTGAGTACGCAGTGGAACTGGGTAGAACGCGCAGCGGCCTATGATGTTTACATGACCGAGCTGGAACGCTTCAAGAATGAGCAGGAAATCAAGAAAATGCACGATCTACACGCAAAACTGGGCGTACAGCTTTTGAATAAAGCCACCCGTGGCCTGATAGCCCTCCCGGATAATGAATTGTCTGCACAGGACATTGCCCGACTGGCAGACGTCGGCGTGAAGATAGAAAGAATGAGCCGCGGCGACAGTGCGGAGAGCATAGCCGTGAGCGCAAAGGCAACCGTTGAGCACAGCGGCGGCCTGGAACTGAGCGGCAGCATTCCGGACATGTCCGACCTATCAGACGAGGAGCTGGAAAACCTTGAGCAAATACTGGGAAAGCTACATAAATAGCAGCCAGTTTGACCCAGGAACCCTGTTAAAAGGGATCCGCAGGGAACGGGCAGAGCGGTCCCTATCGGAGTTTATACAGCAGTCCTGGCCGATTATTGAGCCGGGTACCACGTATATACCGAACTGGCACATTGATCTGATATGTGAGTACCTGCACGCTGTTAGGGACGGGGAAATAAAGCGGCTTGTGATAAATATCCCGCCCCGACACATGAAAAGCATAAATGTAACGGTGTGCTTCCCCTGCTGGGCCTGGACCCAGGCACCTGAGAAACGATTTATTAAGGTTTCGTACAGTGATTCCCTGAGCCGTAAGCACAACGTACTGAGCCGTGATATTATACAGTCTCCCTGGTACACTGAGAACTGGGGCGACATTGTAAAATTGAAAGACGACGTAAACCGACAGAACGAATTTAAGAACACCCACCAAGGTATGATGTTTTCGACCTCTGTCGGTGGTGCACTGACTGGCGAGGGCGGCGACATAATTATAGTTGACGACCCGCAGAACCCAGCACAGGCCAACAGTGAGACTGAGCGGCAAAACACTATAGATTTTTTTAAGAATACACTGCAGACACGACTGAACGACCCAAAGAACGGCGTGATCATTATCGTTATGCAGCGATTACATGAAATGGACCTGACCGGTTATGTGCTGGCAGAAAACCTGGGCTATGAACATTTATGTTTACCAGCTGAGGCAGAGAAAAAAACAATAATAACATTTCCTAAAAGCGGCAAAGAACTTGTTAGGGAAGAGGGGGACATCCTGAACCCCCAACGATACGACAAGGAATCCCTGGCCGGACTGAAAAAGAGCATGGGCTCTTTGCAGTATTCCGGACAGATGCAGCAGCGACCGGCACCGGCAGACGGTAATATTTTCAAAAAGGCAGGGCTACAGCATTATTACAATCAAGCCCCGCGCTGCAATATGATCATACAGAGCTGGGACATGGCATTTAAAAACAGCGACGGCAGCGCTAAGGTTGCCGGTTACGTGATGGGCCGGAGCGGACCCAACGTTTATGTATTTGACCTGGTAAACGAGAAAATGAGTTTTACCCAGTCTGTGAAAGCGGTTCAGGATATGACAGCCAAGTGGCCAAAAGCCAGGGCAAAGGTTGTTGAGGACAAGGCAAACGGCCCGGCGGTTATGGATGTGCTGGGAAAAGAAGTCTCTGGCCTGGTACCGTTCAACCCACGCGGCAGCAAGGAAGAGAGAGCAATTTCAGTGACACCATATTTTGAGGCCGGGAACGTATTTTTTCCGGATCCAAACACGGCGTCATGGGTTACTGATTTACAGAAAGATTTACTGATGTTCCCAAAGGGCGTGTATAAAGATACCGTTGACGCCCTGGTGCAGGGAATTTTGTATTTGATGGATAAGCCATCACAGACAGGACCGCCGGCTGAGACAGTAGCGGGCGGCATGAGCAGCTATTGGAGAGGAAAGTGAGGTGCAAGGCTATGGGAATGGGAAACAGAAACGCTGCAAACGGAAGCATGATCGCTGGCATGGGCGGTTTTGGTTGTATGCTTTATAATGCAACCGGAGCGGCCACTAAGTACGAACCGGAGGCAAAGAACCGCCACATTGTTGCGGTGCAGGCGCTGACAGATACAACAATCAGAACAGTGGGAGCCGCCTGGGATGCACCAGCAGCGGTTGACGGCCTGGTTTTGACAGCGGGCAACTGTTTGTACCTGAAAGCGGCCAGCGTGACGATTTCAAGCGGTACAGGTATTATGTACTATGGATATGGCCAGGTAGCAGAGGCAGGTGGGGAATAATGAGCCTGTCGCTGATGAACCGGATCAACCGGAACAATAAGACCGGCAAGGGAGACGGCAAGAACATGGACAGAAACGCCTCCGTGCAGGTTAAAGTACAACAGACAGCACAGAAACTGCTGTATAAGATTTGTGGACGGAAAGGAGGGCTGTCATAGTGGCAACCACAGCAGGAGAAATCGGCCGCATAGGGCAAAAGCGCTATGGCGGCTTTTTTTACGAGGAATTTTTGAAAGAGCTCCAGGGTCGTAAAGGTGTGGAGACATACAGAGAAATGGCAGACAATGACGACGTGATCGGCGCCATACTGTTTGCCATTGAAATGCTGATCCGGCAGACAAGCTGGACCATACAGCCAGGAGGACCAGAGAGCGCAGATGAAGAGGCAGCAGAGTTTATTGAGAGCTGCATGGACGACATGCAGGACACCTGGACAGATACCATTTCGGAAATCTTGTCCTTTTTAACATACGGGTGGAGCTACCACGAAATCGTGTACAAGCGGCGTTGCGGTAAAAACCGGGACAGCCGCCTAAACAGCAAGTATGACGACGGGCTGATCGGATGGGCTAAGCTGCCTATTAGAGCACAAGAAACCCTTTATCAGTGGGAGTATGACGACAACGACAACCTGACCGGCATGACACAGATGCCGCCGCCGAGTTTCAGCCTGTACACGATACCGATAGAAAAAGCCCTGTTGTTCCGGACAAAGAGCCGGAAGAACAACCCGGAGGGGCGCAGCGTACTGAGGAACGCATACCGGTCCTGGTACTTCAAGCGCCGCATACAGGAGATTGAGGGAATCGGTATAGAGAGAGATCTGGCAGGCTTCCCGGTGTTGACGGCACCGGAGGGCATGAACATATGGGACACGGATGATGCGGACATGGTAGCCATCCGCGCAGGCATGGAGGCCATTGTTAAAAATGTGCGCCGAGACAGTACCGAGGGGCTGGCACTTCCGAACGGCTGGCAGTTCCAGCTGTTGAGCACCGGAGGCCGCCGCCAGTTTGATACCAACGCGATCATTGAGAGATATGACACCCGCATGGCAATGACCGTGCTGGCAGATTTTATTTTCCTGGGGCACCAGAGCGTCGGCAGCTTTGCGCTAAGCAGCGATAAGACAGAGCTGTTTTCCATGGCAATAGGCGCGTACCTTGATATTATTTGTGAGGTTTTTAATAACCAGGCAATCCCTCGTCTGATCAACCTGAACGGTGACCACTTCAACGGCATTACAGATTACCCACGAATGGAGCACGGAGACATTGAGGACGAGGACATTGAGAAACTGGCCAACTACATAAAGGAAATGACCGGCGTCGGCATTTTAACGCCAGACAGCCAGTTAGAGGACTATGTGAGAGAAGCAGCGCACCTGCCTGAACGTCTGGAAGATGATACCCCGGCGGTACCGGCACCGGGAGGAGAAAAGCCAGGAAATATGCGGCAGAGGCAGCAGGCAAAGCCGCAACAGCAGCGTAGCAGCACGGTTGACCCCGGAGGAGGAGAGGAAGATCCGGACGGAGTGACCGAGGAAGATATGCAGGCCGTTGAGGAGGCAAGGAAGAGACTGGGGAGGGACCCATAATGCAATTTAAGAAGATACGGATCCACAAAGCGACTGGCAAGAAGAAAAGCCAGGGCGGACAAAATGCGCTGAACAAGCTGAACAGCTTCCTGAACGCGGCGTCCGCTGAACCGGCATATATTTTGCATAGCACATGGACCAACCAGCAAAATGCGATTACCTACAAGGAAATCCGTGAGGCTATAATGAACGGCCACATGAGCGAAGCGACTTTCCAACAGTGGCAGCAGGATTATAGCAAGATGGTAAACGACAAGCTGGCACCTGTATGGGTTAAAGCCATGGAAACGGCAAGCATGGGCGTGCAGGACCAGCATGACAGTTTTTTCTTTGATCACACATGGCCAGGGGTAACGAAGTGGGTTCAGGAGCACGGCGCGGAGTTTGTAACGAACATAAGCACCGAGCAAAAGAACGCAGTGAGCGCCCTGATCGCCAGAGCGTACAGCAAGGGAGAGAGCGCGGAGGAATTGTCCAGGGCAATACGCCCGTGCATAGGCCTGACACAGCGCCAGGCTATTGCAAACGCGAACTATTACGATCATGTGAAAGATTCCTTGCTAAAGAACAATCCAGGCATGAAAGAGGCCACAGCGGCAAAGAAAGCCCAGGAAGCAGCGGCCAAGTATGCAGCACAACAGCACCGGTACCGTGCTAACATGATAGCAGAAACAGAAATGGCATTTGCATATCAGCACGGCGAGTATGAAGCAGTAAAGATGGCCCAGGCGCAGGGCCTTATGGGCGTTGTGGAAAAGGTATGGTCAACAGCTTATGACGACGGCGTTTGTGATATCTGCAACGGGTTAGAGGGGCAGACGATAGGCATAGACGACGATTTTAATTTTAAGCTGAACAAATTACTTTTTGGAGGGCAAAGGCTGACGCCACCGGCACATCCACAGTGCAGGTGTGCAGTTGAGTATAGGGAGATTTCCCCGCCGGTAATACAGCCGGCACAGAGCCAGGTACCGGGGCCAAACATTCCGGATCCGGCGACACCGTCCATCCCTGACAGCTTGCAAATGCCGCAGGGAATGAAAGACAAAGGCCTGGCGCACCTGGGCGGTACCGGAGAAATGCACTTGTGCGAGGATGGCGGCGGCACGGAATGGCTTTTCAAACCGGCGCAGTCCAAAAACGGCACACCAGAAGAGTTCCGGGCCTATGTGCAGGAAGCTGGCTACAAGGTGCAGGGCATTGTGGATCCGGACACGGCCGTCAAGGTTGGCACCGGAAACATAGGCAGCCAGTTTGGTGCATACCAGCAGAAAATTGACGTGGACCCGAACGGGTTCGACTTCAAGGCGTGGCAGCAGTACGGCACAAAAGGCCTGACAGCTGACCAGGTACAGCAGATACAGCGAGAACATGTTACAGACTGGTTGCTGGGGAACTATGACAGCCACGGCGGCAATTTTGTAACAGATACCAGCGGACGGCTGATCGGCGTAGACAAAGAACAGTCTTTCCGGTACATTACCGACAAGGCCAGCCAGAAAATGACATACGCATACCACCCCAACAGCAAGTATGGCGAAACAGAACCGCTGTACAACACTGTTTTCCGGAAGTATGCCAACAATGAGCTGGACCTAAACCCGCAGGACACCCTGGCATATATAAAACGGGTTGAGGCAATACCTGACAAGGAATACAGAGAGATATTCAGGGGCTATGCTGAAAGCCTGAAAGGCAAGGGAAAGGATGCAGAGCAGCTGCTGGATGCCATTGTGGAGCGAAAGCAGAACCTCCGGGAAACGTACCGGACATTTTACACGGACCTGCTGACCCAGCGGACCGGTAAAAAACAGGCAGCTTTTGTGTGGGCGGACGAAGCGCAGAACACGGCCAAGACCATCCAGGCAGCCACGCATGACGTGACGGCACTGAAAAAGATGGGAAAGGCAGATCTGCTGCAGATGGCCAAGGCACAAAACATTGCCTATTGCAACAACATGAACAAACAGCAGCTCATTGACAGCTTGTCCGACCCGGTAAAGGCGAAACAGTGCAGCAAGGATGTACGGGACAGACTGGCAGCCAACCAGGCGGCCAGAAATGCCAAGACAACACCGAAAGCACCTGCAGCAACCAATACAGGGCACTTGCCTCCAGGAACCAAAACGGCCGAGGATGTATTTACAGATTTTGACAAGATACACCCAGGGCCGAAGCAGGGGCAGGCAGTATGGAGCGACGCGGACAAGGTTGAGGGCATGAACCTGAGCGCCCGCCGTATGATCATAGACGGAGACGTGCACTATGAGATTACCGGCAAGCTGAGGTCCAGCGCCTGGGATGATGTGCTGCAGAGGATGGACGGGGCAAACCCGACAGTCCCGGCGCAGCGTATCAACATGAGCTTTGAAACCACAGCCCCGACAGCAAGGGCATGGACCAGCAACACACTGGTTGAAACCCAGGCAAACATATACGGGGTTGCTACCTATCTGGATCCCTATGATCCAAAGTATGCGTCCTTTGAGCTATACAGTGGCCAAAGCCTGCATTCCTGGGACGGATATTTCAGGATCCGTGTTCGAAGCAGTGGGGACGGCATAGCAGACGCCAAGAAAGCCACGGAGCTGCTGAAAAAGGTAGGCCTGGACGAAGTAGCCAGGACACCGAC